GGTATCAAGCTCTGGCAGACATCGCCCGTCAAGGTGACACTACGGCTAAAGTCGCTGCGGTCATGAGCCTCCAGATGGGCAGCGCCCAGCAGGGCACGCAGATCAACGCCCCCAAGAACTGGGCCGATTACGCCTTGCAGTGGACTGGCCTTCTCCTGCCAACCTTCGGGCAGGTGTACAGCGTCAACAAACAGACCAGCTTGGGTATGCGCCAGTCTGACAACGCAACAGCCTTGGGCGTCAGCACCAATGCGGCCTTTGTCGGCATTGCAAGCCAGATTCAAGCACCAGCAGCCAACATGACAATCAGCGGCACAGGCGTGATTGGTGCAGGTACTTATTCGATTGGAGCAAACAGTGGTCAAAACTCTGGCAACAGTGGTCGCTTGGCTGGTGGTGCTATTACTGACAATACGGCTGTACCAACTGTGGTGACCAGCACCAACACAACGACCAGCACAACGACCAACACCATCACCCCAGCAGTACCATGAAAGACTGGGCTGTAGCATTAATTGCCGCAGCCCTCATCGCCGGGCTGGCCCTGTGGTGCGCCCGTATTTTTATCTGGAGTTTTTATGGTTGACCTTACCAAAGCCATTGGAGCCGTTGCCGCCAGTGTTGCTGCGTTAGGTGGCAGCTATACGCTTGCCGATAAGTTTGGTTGGTTTGACAGAGCCATCATTGAGTGGTCACCGGAGAATTTCAAGATCGTGGCAGAGGCTGGACAGCCCATCACTGTTACCGTGGCGCGGATCAAGAAGCGCGACGACTGCTCCGTTGAAAGTTTTACGCCAAGCATCCGTGATGCAGCGGGCATGGTGCATGAAGCAACCACCACCGCAAGCAAGTTCAGCGGACCAGCAGGCCCAGAGATTGACACGTTTACGTACCAACTTACGATGGTTAGAAAAGAAAAAATCGCCAGTGGCAAGGCAACGCTGCTGGCAACCATCAAATACAAGTGTCCTGAAGGGGAGCGCGTTGTGCAGTATCCCCGCCACACCAACCTCAGTTTTGATTTAAAGGGGTAATCGATGGCCCAGTTTGAACCTGCTTTTGAACTTATGATGGTTGACGAGGGTTTACCTAGAGGTGGCCCTAGCCCTGCTCTTTGCTCCAGCTATCTCCTTGACGTGACTTGCAGACATGGAAAAAAATCCGCCAATTTCGGCGTAAGTAAATCTCTTTGCAGCAGCCAGTATTCGCACGGCATCCACAACATCGTCGCTAAATTTGGTGAGATTGCAAAGCTCCCCGTGTTGTTTGTTAAGCAGCATCTTTCTTGCGTGCCGATTGTTTTCTTTGTACGAAGCCCACTCCAAGTTGTCCGCATGGTTGTTGAGCTTGTTGCCGTCTTTGTGGTTCACCGTTCTGGCGTCTTTGGGGCGCTCACCAAGAAATGCGGTAGCGACAAGCTCGTGAATAGTGCCACTGCTCCGATGGGGTTTAAGCGACACATTCAAGTAGCCGTTCGGGCTTGCAACACCGGAAAAGAACGTCTCTGGCATACGCCTAGAAATTCCGTCTCTTCGTTGCAAAACGTAAGCATCTCTGCGAATACGCCCCTTGTTGGACACAAAAATGTTCGGGTACGCTGTTTTGCACCACTCTTCAGTATGTTCAGTCATACGACTCCTTCATCTACAATGGTTTAATTATGGCACAATTTGAACCCGCTTTTGAAATAATGCTGGCTGACGAGGGCGGCTTTTTATTGCACGAAGTTCCCGGAGACACCGGGGGCATGACCTATGCGGGTATTGCCCGAAACAAAAATCCACAATGGCCCGGATGGTCATTGGTTGACAAGAAAGAGTTTGGCGGGGCGCTCACGCCCATGGTGAGGGAGTTCTATCGTGTGGAGTTCTGGGACAAGATGCGTGGCAACGAGATCAACAACCAAGACGTAGCCAACACCATCTTCAACTTTGGTGTAAACGCAGGCATGAGCATGGCCGTAAAGCTGGCTCAGCTTGTGGTGGGTGCCACTCCTGACGGCGGCATCGGCGCAAAGACGGTTGAGCGTTTAAACCTGATACCCGATGGCCAGCGGTTCAAGGAGCAGTACGCCCTCGCCAAAATTGCTCGGTATGTAGAGATTTGCAACAAGAACCCCGTGCAGGTCAAGTTCCTCAAGGGTTGGTTGAACCGCACATTGAAGGGGTTGAAATGAACTTACTTGGCGTTGGATCAATCATTGAAGCGGTTGGCAAGGTTGCCGACGACCTGATCACCACTGACAAAGAGCGGATGGAGATGGAGGTTGAGCAGCGCAAACTCGACCTTGAAGAAAAGCGCATCGACCAAGCTACCGACCTTGCCCAGATCGAGGTCAACAAGGTGGAGGCTGCAAGCTCCAGCATCTTTGTGTCTGGCTGGCGTCCTGCCATTGGCTGGATCGGCGTTGCAGCAATGGGCTATCAGTTTCTAGCTTACCCGCTATTCCAGTGGGGCTGGAAGTGGGCGCAGGCTTCAAATTGGATTCCTGCGGGTTTGGAGCCCCCTCCGGTATTGGACGCAGACCAGCTCTGGGTGATACTATCAGGCATATTGGGCATCGCTGGGATGAGGTCTTTTGAGAAAACCAAAGGCGTTGCCAGCAAATAAAGGTTGCCCATGCCACTTTCCAAGTTACTTTTTAAGCCGGGGGTTAACCGGGAAAATACCCGCTACACCACTGAAGGCGGCTGGTATGACTGCGACAAAGTCCGATTCCGTCAGGGCAATCCCGAAAAGATTGGCGGCTGGACACGCTTTAGCTCGTTCACGTATCTTGGCGTCTGCCGGTCACTGTGGAACTGGATCACCCTTGGCGGGGCCAACCTGCTGGGTGTGGGTACAAACCTGAAGTTCTACATCAATCTGGGCGGGCAGTACTATGACATCACGCCAATCCGTGCATCCAGCACCATCAACAACAATCCGTTTGTAGCTACGCTTAGCTCCAGCGTCATTACCGTCACAGACACCGCGCACGGCTGTTTGACCGGGGACTTTGTGACTTTCAGTGGGGCTGTTGGCCTTGGCGGCAACATCACGGCGGGCGTTCTGAACACAGAGTATCAAGTCACCGTAATAGATGTAAACAGCTACACCATCACCGTTTCTGCTGTGGCCAACGCCACAGACGTTTCAGGCTCCCCCGGCGGCGGTGCGGCGGTTGTTGCAGCTTATCAACTCAATACTGGCCCCGAGACTCAAATGCCACTAGGGGGGTGGGGCGCAGGAGGGTGGGGGCTTGGTCTTTGGGGCACAGGAGCACCGGACACAGTTTCTCTTCAACTGTGGAACCAGTTCAATTTTGGCGAGGATTTAATCTTTGGACCACGCGGCGGCGGCATTTATTACTGGGACGCCTCGGCAGGGGTTACTGTCCGGGGGGTCAACTTGACCGTGTCAGGTGACGCAGACACGCCGCTGTTCCAGAACAAGATCATTGTTTCAGATGCTTCTCGTTTCGTGCTGTGTTTTGGCACCAACGATTACGGCGTGGCAACGATTGACCCCATGCTAATCCGCTGGTCAGATCAGGAGAACCCGTTTGTCTGGTCCCCGGCCATCACCAACCAAGCAGGCAGTATCCGGTTGTCGCACGGCTCTGAGATCGTCACGGCCACCCAGACTCGGCAGGAAATTGTCACGTTCACCGATCAGGCGCTGTACTCGCTGCAATACCTTGGGCCGCCCTACGTTTGGGGCACGCAGTTGCTTGGAGATAACCTCTCGATCGCAAGCCCCAACGCTGTAGCACTTGCTTCGGGCGTGGTTTACTGGATGGGCGTGGACAAGTTCTACGTGTATGACGGTCGTGTGCAGACGCTCAACTGCGACCTGCGCCGCTACGTGTTTGGTGACTTTAACCAAGACCAATCCGCGCAAGTATTTGCGGGGACCAACGAGGGTTTCAACGAGGTCTGGTGGTTCTACTGTTCGTCGGACTCTACCGTGGTGGACAAGTACGTCATCTACAACTACCTTGAAAAAATCTGGTACTACGGCACCATGGAACGCTCGGCATGGCTGGACACCGGTTTGCAGGTTTTTCCAATTGCCGCGACCTACATCAACAACATCGTCAACCACGAGGACGGCGTGGACGATAATTCCACGGCTACCCCAGCGCCGATTGTGGCAAACATCTCGTCTTCAGAATTTGACATTGGAGATGGCCACAACTTTGGTTTTGTTTGGCGGGTGCTCCCGGACTTGACGTTTGGCGGGTCTGCGTCCTCTCCCACGCCGCAGGTCACAATGACGTTGCAAGGGCTCACAAACTCGGGCTCAGGCGTCACAGCTTCTGCAAATCAGAACGTAATCAAGGGCAGCAACTACGTGATTACCGAAGAATTTACCGGGCAGATTTACACCCGGGTGCGTGGGCGACAGATGATCTTCAAGATTGACTCCAGCCAAGTGGGCACAACGTGGCAACTTGGAGCACCCCGGTTCGATATTCGTCCTGACGGGAGACGCTGACCATGGCTCAAGCTAACACAACGCCCCCCAACCTACCGCTGGCCCCAGAGGAATACAATCGCCAGTACATGGACAGGTTCGCCAACGTGATGCGCCTGTTTTTTAACCAGATTGTTTCTCCGGGTCCAATGGCCGGTTCTACTCAGCGTAACGGTACGGACATCATCTCGGGACTGAGCTTTTCACAGCCCGACCCGACGACCCCCGGAGCGTCTATTGTCAGCTTGCCTACCGATGCGGATTTTGCTAACCTACGCGTGGGTTCTGTCTACTATGACAGTGCCACAAAAGTACTGAAAATAAAGGTCTGACATGAGCTTACACGCCCTTGCCAACGACATGGCTTCAAAAGGCCGATATGGCGACTCGATGCTGGTGCACATGGCACCCAACGAAGTTGCAGGTCTGCACGCTCTTGCCCTTTCCCACGGTGAAAAGCTGACCATCAACCCTGAAACGGGTTTGCCTGAAGCGTTCAAGCTGAAGTCGTTGCTCCCAATGATTTTGGGTGCTGCATTGGCTCCGGCCACGGGCGGGGCTTCGTTGGGGCTCACCAGCGCATGGCAGACCGCTGCGCTCGTCGGCGCGGGTTTTGGTTTGGCCAAAGGCAGCTTGAAAGAAGGCTTGATGGCAGGTTTGGGCGCGTATGGCGGTGCAGGTTTGGCTGCAAGTCTGGCCGCTGCGGGTGTGAGCGAAGTTGCTGCACAGAACGTGTTGGGCCAGCAAGCAGCGGAGCAAGCGGCAGCAAACGCTGCCGCTACAGGGACAGCCGCAGGCACATCTGCGACAGAAGCTATGTTGGGCGCTCCATCAAGATTTAATACAACAGTAGGTACTACTGGAGCCACCGGAGCCACCGGAGCTGCAGAAGCAGCCTCTGCGCAGCAGGTAGCGGAGGCTTCAGCATTCCAGCAAGGGATGATGCC